AGACACTGACGCAGAAGGGGTTTCGCCTTCGGCCAGCACGCCCAGCAGCCGCAGCGCCCGGTTGATTTGATCGGCAGCAGAGTAGGTGGCCATCTTTACGCTCCTAGTTCGACCGCCTCAACAGTTGGACGGCCACGTCTACGTTTTACTTCCTGTGGAGCCGCCTCTTCAACATCAATTGGCGTGTTAAGAGTATAGCGCGTCCAGCCATTTTGTTCGTCTGCTACAGCTTCAAGTTCCATCGTTGCAACTTTGGCGCCGTGAACTTCATGCGACATGTAAATAACTGGCATAAAAAGAAGGGGGTGATTAGCCCCCTGGTTGGTTTAGCTTGCGCCGTGGATGATGGAAAAGTTGATGATGACAGCTTCTGAGTAAGAAGTAGCAGCAGTCAAATTGCGCAATGTGATCAAGGCAGAACCAGCAGCCAAATACGAAACGTAAGTGGTGTAAGCCCCCGCCGCGCTACCCGTAGTATTACTGGAAACATTCACAATGATTGTGTCATTGATGGAGATAGTACTGTTGGTCAAAATGAATGACACAGCGGTAGCTCCCGCCAAGGCGGCGGCATCCATAGTAATGCGACCAGCAGACTTGTTTAGAGTCACGCCAGTGGATTTGCTAGTTATTTGAGTAACTGCGCCTTGACCGGCTGCGGCATAGCCAATTTCGGTTGTAGCGTAAACGGTAGTTCCAACCACAGTTGAGGGAATAACAGCGCCAATAGTGCCGCCGTCAATGTCTTGGTCGCTGTACGCAACGCCAATTGATTTGGTATTACCCATTTTCTAATCCTTTAAAAAATGGGGGCCGAAGCCCCCGTTAGGTTTAGCCAACGCGGTACAAAGACCAAGCGCCGTCGCCGGTTTTCACCGCGCGATAGTTTTGGGCAGTACCAGCGGTGGTAACGGTCATCAAGCCTTGTGAGCCGGATGTTCCAATCGACCAGCCGGTGTTAGTCGTGATGGTAATCACGCCGGCGCCGGAACCGTTGGTATTGATCACCACAAACTCAAAGCTGCTGCCGACTTTGGCGCTGGACACAACTGCGTCCAAGTCAGTAGCCAAAGGCAGTGTGTATGCCGCTGCGGTTGTGGTGGGGGTGCCCAAAATGATACCGTTCAACAGTTGGGTGGTTGTCAGCGTTGCCGTGACAGTTGCCGTTGCTGGGGTAGCTTGGGTGTTCATTTGAACTTCAGTCAGATTGCCGTCACCAATTTGGTAACCGCCTGCGCCATTAGGGAGTGCCATGATAAATTCCTTGAAAAAATATGTTACGAATCAACCCCAAATGCGGCAGGCCATCTGTGGACGAATGGTGGAGAAGCCATACAACACGTCGATACGGCAAGGCATACGGTCGTTGTTGATGTCGTACTGGCGAACCACACGCAAGCTGATGCCATTGTGGACGGCACGCGCGGCCATGTCTACGCCTTGGGGCAGCAACAAGTCAGCGGTAGCGAACGTGATGGCGTCCTTGTGGTAGACCAAGTTCTGGGGGTACTGAGTTGAAGCAGCGCCCACAAACACCACAGCCTTGCCAGTAGCAGGCAAGGTCAGCATGGTAGCCAGAGCGTGAGTTGCTGAGTACATCGGCGCCACGGTCACGGTAGCAGTAGTAGTGCTGGTTGAAGACGCCAAAGCCACGAACTGAAACAACGAACCAGTGGATTCACGGGTTTGTGGGTTCACAGCGTAGCAGTCGGCAATGGTAAACACGTCACCAACGGTGATGGTTTCACCCGAGCCAACCGTCAACGTGAGGGTAGAAGAACCTTCAGTTGTTACCGCAGCACCAGTGGTATTGCCAGTAGCAATGCGGGTGCCAGTGGTGTGTTGCTTGATCGACTGAGACATGTTGATCTCGTCAAAGCCCAACACGCCCATGCCCATCATGCCGTTCTTGAATTGGCGGCTGATGGTGTCGGTGGGGTTGAACAAACCCTTCATGCCTTCAACCAAACCAGCGTTAGCGGCGGGGTTGACGGTGGCATAACGCGGGCTCATCACAGCGGCGTTCTCATTCAGCTTCTGCTGGGCTTGCAACAGCACCAAAGAAGTCGCTGGCGTGGTGCCAGGAGTGCCCACGGTGTTACCGATGCTCTTGTAAGCATTGGCAACGTCAGCGTCGATGGAGCTGGCCAACTGGCTGATACGTGGCTTCAACACACGTTCTGCAAAGTCATCCAATTGCATGGTCAATTCAGCAGATGTGAAGTTGACACCGATATGCTTTTGGCTGGCCACGGTCAAGGTGGTGAACTGCTCGTTGTCGTCTTGAACTTGCAGGGCGGCGCCGTCGGTCACCAAAGCGCGATCAGGCAGGCGAATACGCAGGGTCGAACCAATCTTGGCACCTTCAACAGCAAAGCTGTCGTCGTACTGACGGTTCACGTTACGGGTCAACACAAGGTTGTTTTCGAGAATCTCAAGCGCTTTGCGCGTGATCATGTCGATGGTTAAGATACTGTTAGCCATGGAAAAAATCCTTTAAAAATTTAGCGGGTTGCCTGCATCTTTTTCAACTGTCGGGCTCGTTCGGCGTCAATCCACTCTGAAGCACTCATGGTCTTGGTAGACCGAGGATCAGTAGTGTCATAAGCCGGCGCTCCAGAAGAGCGAGCCGTCACGGGAGAAATCGGTGCTGGCGCAGACGTTGTTTTCTTGACCGGGGGCGCTGAAACCAATTTGGCTTCAATTTTCCCAATCTCTTTCGCCTGGCTCAAGGGCGTCATGCGTGAGATACGTTCCGCTTCTTTAGGGTTAGACCCGAGGTAGTACGCTAACTCAGGGCCAATCTCCGAAGACTGAATCGTTTCAGCCATCACGTTCGTAACTGGAAGTTTGGGGTTGTAGGCAACTTGTTCAAAGTCGTCGTACTTACTCCGCGCTTCTTCCTCAAGATCGTGGTAGCTCTCAAGAACTTGCGATTGCTGCCTGGCTTGGTCACGCTTGGCGATCAGCTCTTCTGCCTTCTGGAGGGCCAGTGCTTGCGCATAGGCTTCAGTAGACTCAAACTGGTCAGCGGATGCTGCCGGGGCTGCTTGTAGCGTCTGTTGTTCAGACTGACGCTGTGCTTGTTCTCGTTCCCACTTACGTTGCTCTCTTGCAAGGCGTTTGCCAATGGCTGCATCCAGTTCTTCTTGGGTAAAAACCCTAGAAGGTTCTTTCTGCTCATCAGCGACTACCGGCGTACTTTCAACAGTCTCAGGAGTGGCCGTCACTTCCGTTGCTGGCGCGGAGTCAACTTCCGCTAGGTTTTGTTGGACTTTTTCAGTCATTTCAATGAATCCTAAGATTCCCCGGTGAACCTCGCCGGTAAGGTTTTGGCTATTATGCCTTTATTTCTTTGACTTTGGTTTTACCCAAACGTCACCCATGTGCCAGGAATGCCTGCAACAGTGCAAACAAAACCCACATTTCCTGCGCTTGGTGTAGTTTTAAGAATTTGATCTCTGACCGCGCCGTAACCTTCCAAACCCGTGGAAGGTGCAACCGCCATAAATCGAGGTGTTTCTTGAACAAATCCAACATCACGTTGGTCTGAGTACACAGCAAAATACTCTAAACCGCTTGCTGTACCGCCAGAGGTTGAGTAAATATTTGACAAACCAATAGACGTAACCCCCGTGCTGGCTGACGTTGTGGCGTTCAATATTTCAATGGCATAACCCCATTTGTAGAAAGTTTTAGCCCCAACAGTAAATTGGGCAAGGGGGCAACTGAATATCAACTGCCAATCTGTCGGGGATGTTCCTATGCCGCCAATCTCGTATATGGTCGGCACAGTGTTATTTGCGTTTGTGTCCGCAATCAAAGTGACCCACAAAACGCTTGCACCTTTAAGCGCCCTGGAAGGGTACAAAAGCGCAAAATTGTTTGCGACTACATTGTCATCCCAATACAGTCGCGCATTTCCAACCAAGACATTTGATGTGGTGAAATTGTAATTGCCGTACACCGTAATGCGATTGTCAGCGGCCTGATCCATCTCACGCCGCCAGTTCAATTCCTGCATATATGGTGGCACACGATCACCATATGGGCTTTTATTTACGCTGTTATCGTAAATGGCAAATGAAGTCCATGATGGGCTGTTTCCATACATGACAACCTCATTTGCCCTTGCATCGTTGTCGCTGGTATCCGCAATGTTCAGATAAACAATTGGTTGTTGATTGGTTGATGCGGTTTGAGGGGAAGGGCCAAACAAACAATTCGTGACCGTAATGTTGTCAAAGAATCCCTCGCAAGTTATCAACGGGAATTTAGCGCTTTCAAAGTTGCACTGATTGAAAGAGAGAATTCCCAAGCCACTGCCATCAACGCTGACGCAAGTGATTTGTTCATCATTTTCCATTGTCAAATTGTTGAAATGGATTTGCGTGTTGTAAGAAGCCTCAATATAAATGCGCGACGCTGGGGTGCGACCAGTAAGCGGTGGCGATGCCCCATAAGTAATCATTTCACCGTTGTTGCACCAAAAACTACGAACTGTTCGCAAAACCAACGGAATGTAATTGTTTACGCAAACAAGATTTTCGGCCCATGCTTGCAAATCGGTGGTGGATGTGCTGCTACGTTTTAAAAACGCACCATAATAATTGTTTTGATAGACATGACGTCCTGACAAATAAATTTCAGACCCATCCGTAATGTTCAACCCAGTTCCAAAACCTTCAGCATGAAGATTGTGCGCTTTTAAAAACTGCACGCCGCTTAAATTGAAACCAACAGATGATGAAAAAGCTGACGCTTGATTTTGTGGGCCAGACACATAAATGTCGCTGATTTCTAGACATT